CAATCATTCGCCGCACGCGAGGGAACCGCTCCACCGGCCATCATGATGCTCCCTCAGTTCCACCGGGGCACAAGCGTGGAACTTTACAATCACGGGCTGCTCGAGGAATCCTTCTACGACAATCTGCTGGCCCCAATTCCATTCAGCCCGGCAACCCGCGAGGCGATCAGCCTGGGCCTGACCTCTTACGAGCACCAACCCGCCACACACGCCCTCCACGCCTACGAACAGATTGTCAACCAGATACGATTGACCGATCTGGAAGTCCTATTCGCAGAAACAGATAGATAACGCCCACACCCAACCAAGGAGCACAACCATGCAGAAAGTGAACTGGAACTCATGAACACCACAACCGCCACACCACTCACAAACATGCAGCAGGCCCAACACGCGGTCATCCGCGCCGGCATCCTCAGCGCAGAGTTGTACGACCACCTGCAGCCCTTCTGCTCCCAACCAACCCGGAATCCATCGGTCAGCCAGGTCGCCGCCTACCTGGCCCTGGCCGAACAAATGCACCGGCGCAGTGGAAAAGTAATCGCAGCCCTGGCCGCACTACAGGCCCAAATGTTCGTGGAAGCGAACGACGAGGAGATAGACGGAGAATGACAGAAGTCGACTACGCAATCGCTATCTTCGTGAAGCCCGGCGAAGGATGGGGGCTGATGTTTGGCCCGTGGAACCACCCGGAGCGGTTTTCTCTGCGCGGATTCAATTCGTATTTCGACGCCTGGGCATTTTGTATCGCCCACGGCCTCCCAAACCCCGCCGCTGGACTTCCCGCATTTGCCAGGAAAAGCCAGCTACGCCCACCCGCACCCCCGACACAACCCCGCCTGATCGAAAGGGAGGATACCCAAAAATGAAATGTTCAAACTGCGGCAGGCAAACAGAAGCCCCCCGCGACGGCCTCTGCCATCGCTGCTACAAGTATCAACACCGCAACGGAAAACCACGGCCCCCGGTCGCCGGGTCGCTGCGCGGCCGCAATGTAGCCGAAAACATCAAGTACCGGGACATCCTATCCTGCACCAATTGCGGCAGCGGCGACGTCTACGCCCACGGCCTCTGCACCGCCTGCGCTGCCTATCGCAATTTGCACGGCGAAGCCAGACCACCCCACCTGCACAAACCCCCGGCCTGTTCTCCGGGGTTATGCGACAATCCGGCTACGACCAGCCGGATTGTCCTGGTGGGCTACCCAAAACAAAGGCATGTGCGTATCCCTCTCTGCGAGGAGTGCGCCAAGCTACACGACGAGATGCAGGCGGAAACCATCAGCAGCAACGTGCCCATCAGGGCGCGAGTGATCAAAGGAAGATTTGCACCGAAATAGACAGGTCCAGCCTCCCCTTGACAAGAGACTGGACCCCGACGAACCCCCACGAGCCCGTCGGAGATGATTCTACCATCCCCGGCGGGCATAATCAAAGAGGAAAATGCCCGATGCAAAACCCCACTATGCACGATGCTTGTCAGCCGTGAACACGCCATCCAGGTCTTCACGGAAATTGAACAAACCCTTCGTGAAAACCCGGACCTGCACTGCCCACCATCCCTGGCGGCCATCTTCGCCGCGGAGATGGAAGGTCGCGTCTGGAATTTCCAGACCGGCGCATTTGAGCCAGAAAGCGCATAGATGCGAACCATTCAACTGGCGTTCGGTGTCGGCATTGTCGCCGGCATCGTCGCCTTCGTCTACCTAACCGCCAGTGCAATCCTAACGGCCTTTATCATCATCGGTCAGTTCTTGGCTGGCATCATTCTCGTGACCCTCCCCTACGTGGGCTGGATGTACTATCGCCGCGAGCGCAGCCGGGAGTTCCGCGCCGTGGACGGAGCCTTCCCGCTCCAACGCCAAAAACTCGCCGGTGGTGGCTACATCTACATCGACCCCAATAAAATGGTCAGCGCCGCCGGCGTCTTCCACCCCGAACACGGCTGGACGGAAATTGAACCCGTCGCCGGATGGGAGACCCAGCGCGCCATTGCCCTGGCCATCCAGCACACCCGCAGCCTGGCCGCCATCACGCCCGGCGACGACGCCATGATCCGCACCCACGGCAGCATCATGCAGCCCAAGCTGCCCGCCAGCATCACAAAAATGATACCAACGCCCAAACCCGACCAACTACCACCCGTCCCGGCCCCCGTCCCGTCACCGCAAAATCTAATTACTGCGACCAATGGACCACAGACCACCCGCTTAGCCATCGGGGAGGACTCGCACAGCGGGGCGCTGGTTTCATGGGATTTGACAACCCATCCGTTCGTCCGCATTCACGGCGCAACCCGCTCCGGAAAGACAAACCTCGCCCTGCTGCTCGTAGCCCAGGCGATCCGTCACGGATTTGAGGTTGTCATCCTTGACCGCAGACGCGGAAAAGATTGGGGAATCTTCCAGACACACGCACAAGTAATTGACGCCCGCGACAGTGCCGTGCTAATCAACACGCTAAAAGAGGAGGTCGCTCGCTACGAAGCCCGCGACGAGCTACTAGGCAAACACGGCGCGGCAGACCTAAAAGCCCTCGCGCAAAAAACCGGAAAATCCTACAAACGCAGACTCATTGTCGTAGAGGAAATGGGAACACAAACACTACAACTCAAAGCCCAAAAAGGAGATGTCTACGAAAACTTCAACACAAATCTAATCAAGCTCACTACCGAGGCCGGAGCCACCGGCATCCACGGATTATACATCGACCAAGTTCCCAAAGTGTGGGACGGCACTGTCCGCTATAACTGCGCCGCCATTATATTTAGTCTGTCCGACTACGGCGGCAGGGTGGCAGGCTATCCCCTTGCGCACAAACTAAAAAAATATCAGTGCTTCTACGACGGTCAAATCATAAACGCCGGACACCTAACCGACGAACAACTACGACGCACGATCAACCTTGCGCCCGCCCCTGTTCGCGACCAAACACATACACACACCACAGGAGGAGAACACCCCGTGAACACCGAGAACACGAACACTACCCCGAACAGTCCGGCAGCCAACCAGGAGGCCGCAAAAAAGTTCATCAAGGCCAACCCAAAAGCCGGAGTCAACGCCCTGGCCCGCCATCTGGCAGCGCTAGCCCAACGCCCCGATGAATGGCGCAATTACCAGTCAGAGGCCAGCCGATGGTGGCACGTCTACCACTCCCCTGCTGGCAACACAAAGACCCCGATCACGTGATCGGGGTCTTTCCCAATCTCTTCATCCCATCACCCCGCCACCAACTGCACCACCGCCACAATGCGACCTTCCACGATCTGCGGCACACCAACCAGTTGACAGCTGTACTCGTCCAAAACGTCCTGAATCGCCTGCATGCACTTTTCCGCCCGCACCTGACGCTCTTTCTCCAACTCTGCCTTCATTTCGCTCTCTGTCACGCCGCTCCCCCTTCTGGCTCTAACTTCTCAGGCATTGCATCAGCTTCACCCTCAGCAACCTCCCTCGCACTGCGTCGCTGGTAACCCCGGCTAACCTCACTGATATGCTGCGCCAGATGGTTGACCACAGCCTGCAATTTCTCCTGCTGCGTGGCAGTACCGTCAGGGTCTAAATCGTATGCCGCTGTATAGTTTGTCAGCACCTTCGCGGCACTGGCATTCGTAGCCGTGTAGCTGGCTGTCAATGATCCTACTGCGATTGTTAGTGTTGCCATTATATTCTTGCCTCCTATGCCGCGTACGCGGGCAAATAGTACGTTGTTCCGCCGATTGCCACCTGCACCCAATCCGCGGGCGCATCCGTCCCCACCGTTTTTGTCGAGTTTCCCATCGTCCCTGTGAAATCCAAAAGTCCCTGTGTCCCCACCTTCAACTTTGCCGTGCCGTTGTTGCGGAACTCGCCCAGATTCGCCGTAGGACTTGCCGCCGAATCCACCACCAGGCCGATGGTGCTGGCGCTGCTTGCTAAGATATCTAGCTGCACCCCTGGACTCGTCGTCCCGATGCCGACGTTGCCGTTATTTAATATAGTGAACACATCAGCGCTGCTTTCGGTATCAATACTTAAATTTTGTCCTGTATTATTGATATAAATATCATTTGCTCCACTTCGTAATCGAATTTGCGCCTCGTGTGTTCCAGCATCCTCGTGAACCAACAAAGTGGAGTTTGACCCATTCTCGTAGACCTCGAACTTTGACAAGGGGTTCGTCGTCCCGATGCCGACGTTGCCCGTACTGTCTATTCTGACCCGTTCCGCAAAGACAGAACCCGTATGAGTGTAAAATGCAAGATTGCTTGCAGAAGCGGCTATTGTTGAACCAATAATGCCTGTTTGACCAGAAGTATCATAACCAAGCCAAACACCGCGATAGTTAGTTTTATCCTGCGTAAATGTAGATTGTACATAGGCATTGCCAACTACATTTACACCAGCACCTATAACATCTAATAAGTACCCAGGCCCCGTCGTCCCGATGCCGACGTTGCCGCCATTATCCACCACCACTTTACTCGTCCCGTTCACCTGAAATTGAGCAATGTCCGCCGTAGGACTTGCCGCCGAATCCACCACCAGGCCGATGGTGCTGGCGCTGCTTGCTAAAATATCTAGCTGCGCCCCTGGACTCGTCGTCCCGATGCCGACGTTGCCGCCACTGTCTATTCTCATCTTTTCTGTGATGCCACCGCCATTTACCTGTGTATAAAACAACAGCTGTCCGCGATTAAAGTTAGAGGCTTCATCAGTGGCTGTAATACGGGCGCGTTCGAAATCGCTGTATCCAGTAAATTTGATACCGGATTCTATGGGTGACGCGGTAGTACCGACAGACTGGTCATATATTTTAATAAATGTTCCGCCAGCTACTGGCGATAGATCCGCAACCACGAGTTTTTCATTAGGCGAGACCGTCCCGATGCCGACGTTGCCACCATTCGGCGCAAGCAACAAATCCCCGCTTCCCACCACTTGCGGGTCAATTTGCAAATCTGTACCGTCATACCATACATCAGCATCACCGCCCGTGCCTAGCGTTAGCTTCACATTGTCGTTGAGCGTGCGATCGGCTGTATATGTCTGCGCCGTCCCCAGCAGCGCAACTGTGCCCGCCGCTGGTAAAGTAATAGTTCCACCGCCGGAAGCAAATTCAAGAATATGCGTACTGCCACTATCGCCATCTGTCAAGCGCACTTGGTCATTGGCTGTAGGCAATGTCAAAATACCATAGCCAGCGCCGGGAGTGCCCGGACTGTCAGTTTGGATAAGTTTCAGTGTTCCGCTCATAGGATTACCAAGTCCCCGTCTATTACTATATCACCGTCCACCGTATATGTTCCTGATACTATTTGCTGATAACCACTCGGAATCGTCAATGTCGCACCGCTCTGCACCGTGGTTTTCACGAACATCCCGTATGTATCCAGCCTGTTAAGTCCGGCTTGCATTGTAGAAGCGGTATTCAGCAATAGAAAATTCCAGAAAGACGTAACGGCTGTCAATGTAGAGCCACCGCTGCTGTTGTCAGCATGTGTATGTTCCACCAATGTCGATGTTCCACTACTGCTATCCCCGCCACCTCCACCACTAACAGCTAAACCCGTAGGCAAATCTGTTGGCGCATAGGTGGCAGCCGCCTTGCGCCCTATATTTTGAACTGCGACAGTTGCACCGGTGGCAATGGTCTGTCCACTCGTATTCTGGAAATTGTATTCCTGCCCATTCACAAAAATACGATTTCGCCCCAAATACGTGCCATTGACGACACGCGGATTCTTCTTGAATGCAGATTGAAGAGCGCTGACAATCTCTCGATTGGCAAAATCACCTTTGACAGATTGAAATAATCGTCCTGGCATTATAGTTCATCCGTTCTGTTCAATTGCAGCAGTGTCAATACTGTATTCCAACCGAATTTGATTATGGTATGAGAAGATTGCACGCACATGTATGTCCTGTTTTGCGCCAATTGGTCATCATGCAACTGCCAATTCAACCCACGCACACTTCCAGCCCGAATAGTATCGCCTTGCTGCGCTAGTTCCACCATGACATCATACGGTCTACGTAATTGGTAATATCGCTTGGTCGCTCCTGCCGTGGCTGCCGTGGAGTCTGCATAGACGTATGGACCGATTCTCATGTTGCGTCCTGTCGTGTAGGACGATGGAAAAGACGCTGTGTCCTCTGTTTCACTGTCAACGAGTCGCCATTTCATTTCCACTTGCCCCACGTTGCGGGCGGGCGTTTTATTGTACTCTACGTGGGCTGCTTCTGTACGCGTGAATTCACTAGATTCGGATGGTGTGCCACTAACTCCCCAAAATGGGTCGCTCTGCAATGTCAACTTGCTGTCACGTCCAACCGTAATACGGCTATTTGTGAATTCCGCCAAGTCAACCAAGACAGACCACAATAAATCTGTTTGCGTTGTGTATTCGGTCACTGTCTGCGTATCACCATTATCAGTGATAGCACCGGCTGGAATTCCGATTCCTTGCAGCAGCGTGCTCATCGCCGTTGCCACTGTTCCGCTGGCAAGATAGTTGTCACTATTCATTACGTCACCATCAACCAGCACCCGCAATTCATTCACTTTTACACGACTAGGCTGTTCGCTCATCTTTGTTATTTCAATCAAGAGATAACGAATACGCGGAGCAGTAGCCGACAGGTCAAGCGAATAACTTGTGCTGGCATTCGCTGTAACTGTGGCGTAGGTCGTGTAGTCATTCGTGTAGCTTTCCTCGTCTGGAGTTCTTGCGATCACTAATTCTGAACCGTAGATGACGAAATCTTCTGGGACGCTAAAACCGGAAGGTCTCTCTATCTCGATGGTGTCAATTGGGTAGGCTTCGGTCGCTACACCACTATTTACGAAATAGACGGTATCCCCAGACAAATGCACCACAGCCGTTGTGCTATTCGCTCCTCTTGCACCACCGCTGATGGTCCCTGTGCTTCTGTCGATGGATGTATATGTGATTTGCTCTATACCCACCTGGATTGTTCCGCTGGCTGGCAATCCATCAACGTTGGGTTCATCTTGCTTGGCAATAACAATGGTTGTGACCGCGTTGTCGATGTCAGCGGACAAGGAGAGACCCATTGTAGGCAAATCGAAGTATATCCATTCTTTTGTCGCAAGCACTTCAGGCGGTCCAGCGTCATAAGCCACCATCTTGTACCCTGGCGTGGCTACGCTGCTTACATCCCAATTGCTTGTATCGTCAGCGATAGCCGCTGGCGTGGTTGTGCGGCGCATGGTCTGTCCCGCTGTTGGCGCTGTCAACAGCGCGCCTGACCAAAGATGATTTGCTCCTCCGCCCAATCCTTGCGTCAAATCTTGCGCCCAGATACTATAGGTTGTGCCCCAAGCCACGATTTGCTGTACATCTGTGTTCAACTGCAACCAGCGCAGTATTCCGTTGTTCTCATCGATGTAGTCAAACAGTGTGTCGGCTGTGTTCGTCGTATCGAAAGCACTCCCTCCTGCCTGATCCACTGTCACAATTGGTGTGCCACCACCTGTCAAACTGCTATTGACGACCAACGTGGCGATAGCAGAAGTAGAACCCTGATCACGGACAAAGGTGATGGAAAATGGACCGGCCATCATTCCCTGTGACAAAAACGCTCTCTGCGCTCAGTTGTGTCAATGCGTCGAAGGCGTCTGTCACCTCTTGGGCAGTAGCATTCCAGTTGAGGGAGCCTGTTGTTTCCGAACTCCAACCGCTCCCAGAACGGTTCCATGTCAATGTGAACGTCCCACCGGTCGCCCCGTTCAAATCGACAGTCTGCTTATTGTTGTTGTAATTCCATAACTGATAATCGGCCAGGTCCAGAGTAGCCGTTGCCTTATTTTCTGGGTTCTCGCTCTCGAATAGCGCTTTATTTTCAGCAAGAATAATGGTGTCACCGGCGGAATAGTTGAGCTCGTAGGAGTCCTTGAATACCACAAAATAAATCAACAGCAACACCTAGATTGCGTTCTCCTACAATATCAACTGTCACAGATATTTCAATCCAGCGATAACCGTCACTTTGCCCTGGATAATTCGCCACATGCACCTGTGTAATTGAACTGCCGGGATCGTCATCGCTGCCCACAAAACCACCACTAATCCACGGTGACGACGTGTCATTATCCACAAGAGCCTGTTCGCTAATATCTGGATTGCTGCCCGTAAATTCTCCGGTATTGGCTTCTTTGTAAGCGGGCGACAACGTGCTACTGACGGTGATATTCGCATTGTCAGCTATATCCGGTGGGCCTACACGAAGTCCGGTCGCCTCTTTTTCCATCAAAATGCCATTCAATCCAGTCACCTGCAATGACCAGGGACGATTCTTGGATGCGTCATCTTTGTTTGAATGACCTTTTACCCATCCGATAAGCCAATTGGTCCAACTGCCCCAAGAACCACCGCTCAACTCTCTTTTCTGCACAAGACAAAGATGATTGGCCCGTAGCGCCGGTATGGGTGCAACGATTCCCTCAAGCGTCAACTCCCAAAACACAGAACTAAATGTATTGTCCATCATTTCGCGCAGAACCGGCTCAGCCGTCGCCGTGTCTAGTTCCCACCAAAAACGGGCTACAGCACCCGACGTATGCACGCCCGTATATTCTGCATCAACCGTATCTCTGGTCAATCCGGTCAGTTGATTGCCGCTTTTCCCTGTGTAAGTCGCATATCCCCAGGACTCTCCCGTTGCATTTGGGCCAATCCATAGGCCGCCCTCAGATGGGAAAGAAGATGCGTCAGTCAAATCAACTGTCGTGGCTACGGCAGTAGTATTCGTGCTTGTCGTCGTGTCTGCGATGGGTGTGTAGGCTGAGAGTGTAAGTGCCGACCAGTCGAAAAAGTCGCTATCTGTATTTTCACGGAAGAGGGGGCCGACGAAGGCGCGCCATTGCACATAGCCAACCGTATTGTCCATTGCGTCCAGAATGGACTGTGGGCTGAATTGCGGTTGAGCCGTTCTACGCGTGCCTGACACATTACCCGTTCTCGTCATTCGATGAAGATGTGTTCGCCGCTCTACTGGCAGGAGTCAACTTTCCCGCCGCCAGCTGGAAGAGTGATAGGCCCTCTGACGACGTAAACAAAACCCGCTGTGACAATACTATCAGCACTGGGTAGTGTTGCTGCATAAGCTGCGCCCGTCGTGACAATACTATTTGCCATTAAGTCACTCTCTTCCAGCCCATTTCCATTCCATCAATTTCACTGGTTGTCCAACGGGCTGAAGTCGCGGGATTCGTTGTCAGCACATCTAAATGCCAAGCATAGGATGTGCTCGGCGCAAAAGCGGTGGAATCATAATCAGTTGAAGAGAGACGCACTCCCTGAGACATCTGATCGCCTCCCGCCCCACTATTCTTAGCGTAGGTGCAAAGCATCACGCCCTCGACTTGTCCGCTGACAGTCGTATCGGACAACGCTACTGACGTTCGCTGATCGGTTGTACCACTCAGTATAGTCGTAGTGTCATCGTCAGGCAGAGAGCCGTAGGATGCCACATCGTCCAATTCTGTGTAATCTACAGCCCCTCCAGTGCTTGTCCAGGCTGAATAGTTGCCATCGGCACTGGGCGTCAACATCTCCACCCCTATAGCACCCAGCCAACCATTCGCTACGCTGCCACTGGTGTCATTGACCACAAAATCATCGAAGTAAAAAGTGGCTCCACCGCGTCCCCCTTCTGTAGATATACCAAGAAGGATGGTATTGATATTTGAGCCAGAATTATTGGTATCGAGGCTGGAAGTCGAGATTTCTGATACGTCATTGAGCTTTACATCGGCAACGCCCACAGTATCACTGATAACAACATGAAGGCCAATGTGATACCAAGTGTCGGCTGTCAATGGCGTAGAGCCAGACGCCAGCAATGTATCTCTCGCGCTTTGACGGAAAACCTCCAGCACCTTGCTCGTGGCATTGAGTGCCAAAGTAACCTGGGTGGCGCTAGTAGACGAAAGCGTCGAGAGCAATGCGATGGAGGTTGCCCCACCGCCAAACGGCGACATCGATCCGCTGTAACGGAAACCGAAAGCGAAGTAGAGTTCCGTATAGTTTGTCCCTAATGAAAGCGAGAGGTTCGCGTGAAACGAACCACCGGTATAAAGATATAATGCACCATTCCCAGTACGTTTCTGTGTGCTGACGTAAAAAAGGTCACCATTGCCCGCACCACTACTCGATTGGCTAGTCCAAAGACCTTTATCATAATCAGCAAAATCTATCTCGAAGCCATCCATAAAAAGTATCGCCATGATACGTAGTTTTCCTCGAATTCACAAAATCGGCAGCAAATGCTGAATCTCAATTGTCACTTTACGATATAGACCAGCGCTATAACTTTCATAAACCGGTCGATAGAGAACCCCGCTCGTGAATGTCTGATCTGCCATATTATCGTCTTTGAGTTCCGCCGCTGTCAATGTAGCAGATAGCGACCCACTCAATATGGTTGTATACCACCAATCCATTTCGGTCTGCGTCATGTAACCGAACACCCACATTACAGATTGAGGACCAGCAGCCTGCGCTACGCCAGAACCATTTACGCCACCAACTCTCTGGCGTTGAAACCGATATTGCCCTCTGGTGCTCATGCTTGTCGGAACACCCGTCCCGTTTATGCTTGGAACAGCCATTTGTGTTTCCCCCGGTTACTGATTGTTTGCCATATCAGCCAGTGCTTTCGCTATATCTGCCTTGATAGCTGATATAATGGCTGCGGCAAATCCACTCTCACCGATATTATCCTCGAAGCCTTGAAAGAAACCAAGAGCGGCAATCTTGCCCAGTCCTTTCAGCCCTTTCTGCCCATCGTCGCTGTTAAGCTCACCGGTCCATTTATCGATCATGGGTTTGGCGAAATCCATCTCTCCGATAGCACTGTTAAATGGACCTGTTAACGATTGTTGTAGCTGTGTGCTAACTTCGCTGTCTGGCAAGCCTCCGGTGAGCATTCCGACAATAGGAGCCTGTTGCCCGGTGAGCATGGCCGCATCCGATGCGCTGACGCCAAGCTGACTCATAATATACTGACGTTCATTTGCCCGCCCCTGTTGCCCCGCTTTCATGTCATTATAGCGTCCACGAATAGAATCCATGTTCAACAGAGAAAGGTTGGCTTTGTCAGAAAACAGACTTCCACTTTGCCATTTTTCCTCAAGACGACTTATCAAGATTTTCCCAGGCAAATCACTTGGCAATCCAGTCAATTTTGCCACTTGTTCTTTGCTGACATCTGGACGGTTCACACCATTAAGAAGTTCATCTCGCGCCCGACGTACAAATTCGTCAGGCTGTTCACGATAAACGCCATATTTTGCTTGATCTAATCCGCTCTGAGTGACAGGTGTCAAGCTGGTGACGCCAGGAATGCCCATGATTTTATCAGCAGCGCTTTTGAATAGGCTTTCCACCTCTTTGGCTGACTTCTGCCATGCGCGGGCATTTTCTTCAGCAAGCCGCGTCTGCAAACCGCCGATTTTCTCTTGTATTTTCAGGTCTTCAAGAGAGCCTTCAACAAGAGTGTCCCTGAAACCCTCCAGCAGTGCAATCTGTCCTGCCGTATCAGCGCCAGACATTGCCACACCAAGCTGCGCCTGATGATAATCACCGACCTTTCCGCGAATGGCATCACGCAATTGCTGATTTTCTTCGGCGATTGTATTGCCCAATGCAATAATCTTCTCCATCATGTCGAGCCATGCCTTTGAACCTATAACCAGACCATCCAAATTTAGCTTCAATAGGTCCATCTGTTCTCGACTATTGCCAACCGACATGCGGAACTTCTGCTCTTCTTCAGAAAGTTGACTGAGGGGAATTGTACCAGCAACAACGCCTCTCGCTCTGGCGGAAATCGCGTTATCGCGAGCTCGGCTTGGGATAGACTCTTCTACTGCCATCCCTGCCCGTCTCGCAGCACTCTCCATTTTGTGATAAGCGTCAACCACAAGCATAACATTTGCTGCGTATTCGGCTGGTTTCATTTTTCCTGTGGCAAGAGCATTGTTCAAAACACCCAACGAATCTCTCACCATATCTAGCGATGCGCTTGTCTTTGTCTGACTTTCCTCCCAAAGCGACTGTGCTTCCTTGATAGCGCTGATAGCTTCCATTGTTGTTGCAAAGCTCTCAACCCCGCCTGCTATTACTTCCACCGTTACCGTGATTGGCTCTGCGCTGGCTTGTCGCAACTTGTCCATCGCCGTTGTCATTTTGGCGAATGCTTGTTCCATCCTGTCGGCAGTGCTATCTACTGGCTCTCCAAGCCGCTCTAATTCCTCATTGAGAATCTGCACCATGCCGCGCCAGCGGTCAGCAGCCCCTTCCGCTCCACGCAAACCCTCATTGGGAATGCCTAGTGTCTGGGCGATCAGCTCATTACTGATGCCAAACTGATCGACAAGTTCCTTATTGCCTTCACGGGCGAATTTGATAAGGCGGCTGAACACTTGTTCTGTTGTGAGCAATTCACCGTTTTCATCGGTGTAAATCTGCGCCAATCGACGTGAGGCGCGGGCAAGTGTGGCCGTATCGCCTGAAATATCCTCAATGTCGCCAGCAAAGCGCTGCGCCAGCACGTTGGCGCTTAGTTGCATGGCCTGCATATCAGAGATAGACGAATTGGATGCGCTCTTGACGGCAGCGGCCATCTTCTCGGAATCTTCACCTATACGGTCGCCAAGATTCTGGAATGTCTCCAGCGTGCGAAGCTGTTGCGCGCCCGTTTGCCCAAAAGTGACTGTGCTTTGCGTAATGGCTTGGACAGAACGCAAAGCGCCGTAGGCAAGGAATGCCGTCTTGAGAACATGGTCCAACCCAGACCAGGACGATTGAAGATTCTTTATTTGCTTGCCTTGTCCATCAAGTAGACCAGCGTCGAAATCAGCGTTCATTTGTAACGCTTCGCTCTGCATCAGGCCAGTTCTGCGCACTTCGGCCTGATACATATCTTCGGCGCGCATTCGCATTAGATAGCTCTTGCGCACTTCGCCCTGATATTGCTTTTCGGCCCGCATCTGTGTTAGACCGACCTTGCGTATCTCATTCTCCGCTTGCTGGGCTAACTTAGCTTGCTCTTTCTTGAACTTTTCAATTTGTGCAAGTCCGCCACCCATTCCGGTTGTGCCACCACTACCGACACCCCCCGCGGCTGCTTCCTATTCCACTTCGTCCGCTGCCTCCGCCAACGGAAACCATGCTGGCCTTCTGCGCGAGTGTTGAAATTCGGCTCTCTATTTGCTGAATAGAATCGGCAAATAGTGCTTCCATATCCCTGGCGGCGGCTTTCACAGAACTTGTGTCAACATTGACTCTATATGTGAAGTTTCTGTCACCCATGAGTCAACTCCATGTCCCTGGCGGCCTGCTCAAACAAATTGTCGAGCACATCTCCGATTCTACTTTCTTCGCCTTGTGACATGAGCGTCACAGGACGCGGGTCCATATCCAGCGGCCCTTCACGTCCGCCCTCAAGCTCATCCACACGCCAATCGGTGCTGCCAAGTTCCAATGTCCAACCGCTTGGCTGTGTCATCAATTCCTGGAAACTGTCGAGGGATGGAAAGATAGTGAAACTTCTACGGTAACTGCCAGTTCGTTGCAAGATAGGATGCGCCCGGCTGAACCCTAAGAACTCTCGCTCTTCTTTCGTCCAATCAGCAAGATTTGTCCACGGGCCACTGGCGGGACTGCCCTCTGCATCAAAGTGCTCACCGAACATCCGACGAACGATGTCGCCAACTCCTTGTTGCATTTCAATTGTCGGATAGCTCAATCCTTCAAAAAAAGCCGCCAATTCTTGAACGTCTTGGCGGCTTTCCTCTGTGGCTGTTAGTGTTATCACTTCGTCTTTCCTCTTAGGAAATCACGCTGTTTTTCCAGTTTCTTGCGCCTAGCGCTCAATACACCGAAATCGTGAAAGAGAGCCGCGCTTCCTGGCTCGTGAGCCAGTCGCAATAGATTGGCAAGTGGCTCTCCTCCCATCCCCGCCATATTACTCCACAAAACGAACAGGTGCGCGTTCAGTTCGTCATGCAATATCCAACGAAATCGTTCTTTCTCTATGCGATCTGGCGACATGTAGAACGGTTCGTCATCGTCATCGTCATTGTCGATCAGCGTGGAAAGAATATCGTCCACTCTTTCCTTCTGCTCGTCGATCAGTCGATAACGTTCCTGCTCGTCGTCGCCTGTCCAAAAAAATCAGGAACCGTTGGAAGAACGCCAGCATTGAGTTCGCGCGTGGCTGACAACCATTCATCCATGAAATCGGATGGCATTGTGTGCGCCATCCCGTCCAGTGTCAACCATTCCCCTGGAAGTTGTTTCCGTTCAAACTCTGCGTCCTCTTTCCCATTCTTCCACTCGCATAGATAGTCTGTGCCATTTGTGGTTTTTTCTCTATCAATGGCGCACAACATTTCCGCTCGGTAATAGCATAGGTTACGCATAGCAATGAATTCGGGATCGTCAGTTTCGTCATCGAGTTGCAATCCCGTATTCGTTGTGTACCATTCTTCAACCTCACGGGCCAAAGCGAAGTAATGCGCCCGGTCAATATAAGACGCGGCGCGAACTGTCACTCGATAAGTCTCCGCCTTTTCCGGTGTGCTGGAAGGCAATGTGTACAAAACTTGTATTTTCATAATCTCAATTTATGATCCAGCGTAGGAAGCAGTATCATTCTGCAACGTGATGGTGATGGGTGCAGTGGAAATGGCGTCAAGCATCGTGTACTGACAATCATACAGGATATTTCCGCTTGCTGTCACGTCAAATGGTTGCATGGCAAATTGCACAATGGGAATGTCGTATGTCATTTTGTAGGGAACGGCAGCGGAAGACGAGATATTTCCGGCGCTCTGCCAATTCCACGTCAAGTCAGTGCTCTCTGGGATAGTAACTACGGCTGCTGTGCCGCTAGAGCTACCCCAATACATTTCCTTGAAGATGTTTTCGGAAAACACCAAGCCAGAAAGCGTACCCGTTACTTTCTTGCCCGTAGGCGAGAATGTGGCCCGGTTCATCGTGTGCAGTTCTTGTTCGCTGTCATCCAGCGGATTGTCCAGAGTCAGCGTGTGACTGCGCGGCGTCCCTAGCGTCGCAGCCGTGATGTCGGAACTGGTCAATGTGAAAGCACCATTGGCCTGACTGAGAGCCGCGTCTATTTCTGCCGTAAAAGTCTCACTGCCACTGGAATCCGCCAGCGCGATGCCAAGTCCAGTGCCAGCCACGATGATACCGGAATTGTCGGCGGTGAAAGTCAGTTGGCTCAAACGGACATCCGTAGCGATACGGTCAAATCCACCCGTCTCTCCCAGATAATCATAGGCCGTGAGCCATCCTTCGCTGTCCGCACTGGGTAGAGTGAAGGCATGCGTATAATACCACCCATCAAACGTCGCCGTGGATGCACCGCCCGTCAAGCTACCGGCGTCAGCCGTGAAAGTGGCTGCTGTAGTGCTGCTATCAATGGCGATAGTATAAGGACCGCCAGCGCTCCCCGTCACCGTGGCGACGGTCACTGTGGATAGAAGTTCCAATGCTGATTCCACAGCGGATGCGGCGGCGTCGAACGCGATAGTCGCCGTTGTCTGGCCAGACACGGTGAGTGTGAATGTACCGCCTGTGGCGTCAATCGTCAGGGTGTTATGTGTGGATGTGCTGACGGTAAAGCCATATCCCAGGAGTGCATTGCCGATCATGCTTGGATAAAGCCGATGGCGAAAAGTGACATCAATGATGCTGCCAGAGCGGATTGGCGTTGATTGTACGGCTGTGCTTCGATCATGAACGCCCGTATGCTCATTGCTGGTGTCAATTTCATCGTAGCGGGGATTCAGCGCATGTGACAACACACGTCCACGGATAAAGTTGGTTGTGGCTGCTGTGCCTTTCGCACTTTGCAGGGCCAACCCAAAATGAGCAGTTTGGTGTAGCATAATTATTCCTCCATCAATTGACGGGCATTGGCCTGCCAACCCGCTATCATATCGACTGTCACGTAGTTCAAACTTCCATCCAGCATTTCGTCAATTTCTTCTGGTGTTTTTTTGATAAGTGCATGAATGCTGTCGATTCCTTTTCCGAAAAGAGCATTCGCAGTTTGCTTACCGATGCCGCGAACCCGACGCAAATCACTGCCTTCTTCTGTCTTTGGTAAAGGAGCGTCAACAATTTCCCAAAATCCAGTTCCGAGTAATTTTGCGGCGACATTCTTCGATACTTCATACTCCCCTTGATACTCAATCGGTTCTGATTGAATAACGGGGACTTGTACATCATGGGTGAGAGCATTGGGATTGGTGTAACGTATTTTCATGTCTCTGTCCTCACTATAATTGGGAGTACGCCAACGCCTCGAAATTTTCCTCCCTGCTGTCCCCCCAAAACCTCCACCCGCATATCTGCAATCTGGGTGTCCATTACGGTCTCGCTAATCCCGCTTGATAGTCCACCTAGCGCAAAGCGAGAGCGAACCACCTCCCGCAATCTTTGCACCAATTCTTGCGCATTGGCTTTGGCCGTGGCATAGGTTGTCTGTGCATCATCGACGCAAGCAATAAAGTAGCGATATTCGCTCAACACATAAATGTTGCCATCACCGTGCGGACCTTGCTCGACCGGACGCACCGTATTAGAAAAGATAACTACGCTGGGCGGGTTGTATTCCGATGGCTTGAACGAATCAGAGAGCAGCACTTCATTGACAATCAATGTTCCATAACTTCCGGCACTGCCCATATCAGCCAGAATGTTGGTCAATAGATAATTGTCAATATCAGTCCAAAGAACATCACTCATGTGCTGGTGTCTCTCACCCAATCCACAGTGTCAGGATGTGTATGTAAATCAACCGTGAAAGCAGGTTTTATCCTGTCGGTGTCGTCATCGTATGTATCTTTGTTCGCCTCGGAAATGCCACCGGCCCAGGGCGATACCAGATAGGAAGCAGCGCTCTCCATAGAAATGCCATCTACAGCCATCGCCTGCTTCTCTAGCCATGCGGCCAGTTTCCTGGCTGTTTCGGCGGCAGCATCCACGCTAACCTTCGCTTCGACCCATCGTCCTTGTCGCGCTGTGTCAAAGGAGAGCGTGCGCAGCGCCCAGGCCGCCGCTAGTCTCAAATTGTTGGATGGAGACTGATCGATGAATACTTGCAGTTCTTCATCAGTAAAGGCGGCATTGCTGACATTGGTGTCGTTGGCGTAGAGACGGGTTTTACCTATATCGTTCGCAGTGTCGTAGGTGGTTGTCATTGCCTACCCCAAATCAAAATCATCGAAGTTCACGCCCGGCGCAATGGCCATCAGCGCCTGGCGCACCGTAATCCCGGCCACATAATTATTGCGTGCGCTCATCAACTAGCCCCAGCATCGCAGTAAGTTGCTCATCGGTAATGCCCGCCTGTGTCAATAGCGTTTCAATTAGCTGTACGTCAACCAGCGACGCATCGGCAGGAATCGCCGTATCATCCCCTGCGCCCCGATCTAAATCTGCCACGATTTTCCCACCCCGAATGTATCTGAAAATTGCCATATTTCACCCTATGCTGTCTATGCCGTGTATGTGATTGCCCATTTTTTGAAGCCCTCTGCGTCTGGATCATTTACCAATTTGTAAATATATTCTTTTCCTGTCGTGGGTGGAGTCGCATCCGCGTATGTGCCACTCGGCGCTGGATTTGTCCCACCAACTGACAGCACCGGCGACGCGTAGAGAAACGATGCACGATCACTGTACAGGCGACTCACGCAGCTATCCACATTGGATTGGCTCATTGTCATGCTGTAAATTTGTAGATTATATATATTGACAGCCGCCATCGCCGTGCCGCCTCCGGTAATGGTGCTGCTGGTATTGCCGAGATGCAAATATGTCATCGACGACGGTAAATCAGCCAGCGCTCCGGTAATGGTGCTGCTGGTATTGTAGAGATACAAATTTGTCATCGAAGCGGGCAAATCAGCAAGCGCTCCGGTAATGGTGCTGCTGGTACTGTAGAGATACAAATTTGTCATCGAAGCGGGCAAATCACCAAGCGCTCCGGTGATGGTGCTGCTGGTACTGTCGAGATACAAATTTGTCATCGAAGCGGGCAAATCAGCAAACGCTCCGGTAATGGTGCTGCTGGTACTGCCGAGATGCAAATATGTCATCGAAGCGGGCAAATCAGCAAGCGCTCCGGTACCGGCCAATGCTGAATTAGAGTATGCCGATAACGTCGTCAGACTCGTATAGGTCGTCAAATCAGCCAGGTGCAACGAGCCGCCAAGCGACTGACTGTACATGTTGATAGCGGTCACGGCACCCGGGTTGGGACAATACAGCTTAATCGTCGTCGTGCCCGACACCGCTACCGACGGTGAGTTTGTGACATAACTGACACCACCGATCACCCACGTCACAATACTACCGTCATTTGTGGTGACGGTCGGGTTGAATGTCCCCGTTTTGGTGGTGTAGTTGTCGCGCAGAAGCCAGGACAGCACGAAGCTGGCCGTTCCAAAATTTCGATTACGTACTGCCGCCACGGGATAAGACATTACCTAAGACTCCGAATAGTACGTGACAGTTAGCGCGACATTGCCAGCCACACTTGCTTTCGCCGTCAACTTCTTATCGGCTGTTGCTAACTTTATCTTGCCACGAGGGGTAATCTGCACCGTGCCATTGGCAGGCAGAAATACTTTGAAAATGTCAGTGCCACTCGTCTCTTCTTCAAATAGAATATCCATCGCTGTATCTGCGCTGGCGATAATATCCACAATGATAAGTTTCTCTCCACTTGTCGGTGCGTCTGTCACGGCAGCGGCTGTCGTCATGTCCGCAGAAACTACAGAAGCGGACGAGACGCCAAAGCTGGTTGTGTAGGCGGGGCCAAAGTCGAGTGTCAGCGCTCGTGTACCAAATAATGCCATTTATATTCCCTCCGTGTCCAACAGAAACGCTGCCTTAATTCGTTTCGCCGTTGCTCGACCAATTCCAGGAATGTCAACCAATTCCTTGATGGTCGCCGCACCAATCAGTTCACGCAGGGTGGCAGGCTGAATTTCAGTCTTTGCTGTCTGCATTCCTGGGATTCCATTCAAGAAAGCGGAAATTGCCTCTATGGTTCGCCAAAACTCAATGTCGATGTCGCCACCGGCAGGCAACATAAACCGAGGTTTGGAAAGACCGTGCGCAGAGGCAATTTCCGCCGCTATTTGTTCACATTGGCGGACAGCGTTGAAGCTGCGTTCATTCATCGTCCGCTCCTATTCCGAATTAGCTTACAGTTGCACTGAATGGCGTTGCTTCTGTACCAGTGGCGCTACCCATCACTCGCACCCACCACAAGTTGCTGGCAATGTCAATCAGTTCCACGCTGTCACCTTTAATACCGCCGGTGGTTGAACCGTCGAAGGTAATCGTGTCACTGGTGGCTGCCGTCTCGAACATGACGGCTGTATCGGCTGCGTCCTGCGCCATTGTTGCCGTGCCCGTCATCACATCTGTTGCATCAGCCACCTTGACGGTGGACGTATTGCTGGTCACGGTTGTGCCCACGATAAGATGCAATTTTGCACCGCTCCCTGTAGCAGCAGGCAGGGTGACTGCGATACCAGCCGCTCGGTTCAGGGTGATTACTTTCCCGTCATGGGTTGCTTCGGTGACAGCCAGGGTAGCGGCTGTGGCATCGACGATACGACCCGACGCATCCGCGACCCGATTGATTTCCGCGGCGGTTGCAGTCACATTTGTGCCGCCGATGGCAAGAGTTGTCAGGTCGGCAGCGCCAAAAAGCGCCTTGCCTTTAGTTAGTCGGTTGGGCATCTTGTCCCTCCAATTCTCGTAGCCTCTTCTCGTAGATGGTCCGAGCCACCTCTCGTTCTTCCAGCGTCATCGCTTCTTGCAGGACGCAAGCGTCCGCCACGTCATCGATTATCTCACGCAATGAACGGATCGTCGTTCCCAAGAGTTGTTGAACAGATGGTTGATATTCACTCTTGACCGTGACAGGAGCAATGCGTCGTTGATCGAGCAACTGGGCCGCCCGATGAGGTGAGGCGAAATCCGAGGCTGTCAGCATTTCGCCTATCTTTTTATGCCCAGGGAAAGGACGCACAACCTGATAGGTTGTTTGATATGCAGGCATAATGATCCTTTCTATGGTTGCGTTACTCAACAACCAATGGTAAAATATAGGTATCGTGTCATCTAAATAACCGAAAGGATATGAATATGGTTCTCACAAAAGAATGCTTGACATGCGGCAAAACATTTGAAAAACCGTCATCGTGTAGCCTCAAGGAATGGAACACAACACGAAAATTCTGCTCAAAAAGATGTGCTTATGATTATCCAAACAAGAAACCTTCACCCTTCAAGGGGACAAAATCAACCAAACCAAGTGTTATGCAGTATTTGACCGTGTAGAATTTGTGGTGAACCGACTAGGTATCCCGGAACTCCACACAGTAGATTATATGGCATGGTGCGCTGCTCAAAACCGGAATGTATTGAAGCATCCCGCAAACTCAAAAACGAAAACATTAGCAAGAAAGCAAAGGAGATGTACGCGAATGGAGAACGAGTTGCACCTGATAATGCTTGGTCCAAAGTACAGAGAATCAGTAAAGAAGAAAAACTTATCTCTCCGTGGCTAGAATCTCTTGAATTTGTTCCCCAATTCAAGTTCCTAACTAACGTCCACACAAACAAACTCCCTAGAATGTTTCGTCTTGATTTTGCATTACCAGAGCACAATCTTTATATCGAGATTGATGGAAGCGTACATAGATTCAGAAAAGAACGTGATGCTCGACGCGATTCCATGATGAAAGAAAGAGGGTGGATCGGATTGCGAATTCCATCCAATTCCATCAATTCTGACATCGATAGTGTCAAACAGCGTGTTTTATCCTGGATGCAAAAGCACATATCCACCAACTCCCCGTAAGCAAAACGTCAGGCCACCGCGCCGTTATAGAAATACCCTAAATCAGAGCCAACAACCTTATCGTCAAAGGCGCATTCGCCTTCGATACGGTCGCATTTGAGTGTAGGCACGTCAAAACGAGAAATTCCGATGTCCGCACCGGCAATACCGTTTGCCACACCGCGCCAACTAAAGACATAGCCAGCGGAAGGGGCCAGAAGACTCGGACGCGGGTTCACGTAGCAGAGCAGGGCGTGTTTGCCATGCGTAAAGGAGTAGGCCGCAGTCTCGCCTTCGACGTTGGTCGCCTTGACAGCCTTCGCCACATAAACATTGTCCAGCCCAAAGAGGGCTGCGATCATGGACTCGGTGACGTTGTTATTGACCATGTTGACGGTGTACTTGACGCGGTCAATGATGTCCGGGTGGTTTTTGTAGATACCGGAACGTTTCGTATCCCCAGAACCAGGGTGTTGGGCTCGAAGCCAGTAACGGACAAGATTGCAGATTTGCCCGTCTCGATGTCATCAATCGGATCAGAGGTGGTGTATGCACTCCACAAGTTACTGGGCGTACTGTCAGTGCCCCAGACGCTTGTGGTGAAGTAGTCTGACACCCATTGGATTTCCCGGCGCAGCATAAGACGCTGCGTCACGAATTCGGTGGCGTCCCGGTCCAGGTTGATTCCTGCGTCAGCATTGTTGCGGGCCTGATAGCCAATATCCTTGTGAATGGCATAGAGATCACAAGAATAGGAGGCTGTACTCAGTCCGTAACCGCTGCCCGCCGATTCTGTGCCATCGGCACGGGGCTGGGCTTCATCGCGGAACCAGTCGTTCTTGGTGTACGTGTAGTATTTGTCCGTCTGTTTTTCAACAGGGACGACAGGGAACACCTTGTCCGCAATGAAGTTCGTCTGGCTCTGAATATAAGCAGTACTGATGTTCGTCAGCGGAACATCGACAGCGTGTACTGCTTGTGCAGTTGGTTGTGCCATAATAGAAGATTCCTTTCAGCTTATGCGCTGGTCTGGGCCATGACAGGCACAGCACACTGAACCAGGGCCGCGATAATTCCGCCCGCGGCTGTCGATGTTTCGAGCGCTTGTCCGACAATGTATTCGGTGGTGTCAGTCGCCCCAGACTTTCGGGTCCGCCTGTCCATCGGCGGAAGTGCCGATGTGGTTCCCGGCAGTCACAGCGGCGTCACTGGAAACTTTCGTTACACCGAATGCACACACTTCGGCGGCCTCTCCGCTTGCAGGTGCATTCTGCAATACGCCCACCGGAACGTCAGTGGCGGCGGCGCATACGGTCACTGTGCCCGCACCCGACACTTTCACGAAGTAGTATTGCTTTGCCGACAGGTCGGCGCTGGCGGTCAGGCCAGGAATTGTGATTTTTGGACCTTCATACGCCATTGTTATTCTCCCTTCACATGCTGGGTGTACAGGTCAGGACGTTGGTCGAGGGCCTCACTGTACGCCTGCTGATATGTCAATTCGCCATTCTGCTTTTGAATCTGGCGGGCGAGCTCGTCCAGTTCGTCGGCGGCTGTTTTCGTGCTGCTTTCCTGGGCGCTTCCATATTCAGCGAACAGTTCGCTCGTCGCCACCTGCTCGGCCAGCGCTTGCTGTTGCTGAACATATTCGGCGAACTCGTTGGAATCCTCGCCAAACGCCTCGGCAAAGGATCGCAGTACGTTGAGATGCGTCGTCGTATTGCCGTACCAGGTGTTCTCCCCGCCTGTAATCATGTCAGAGAAGCGCCGCGTCTGGGCCTCTTCCTCCATGCGGGCAATGCGGGCGTTACTGGCATCCAGGGCTTCGGTTAGCTTGACGCTCTTGGCCTCCGCCTCGGCGCGAGACGCCTCCGCCTCTGCGAACCGTTCCCGCAAGTCGTCGAAATCCTTCACCTCCACGTACTCTTCGGCCTGTCCAACATCCTCAACTTCTTTTTCCACTTCCTTGACTTCTGGCATTTCTTCAACTCCTGTCTCTTCGATCTCAATTGTCACGAAATCTAGCCCCTGCTCGTTGGCGAGCAATGGTCGCAAACGACTTTCCTTGATAAATGGACGGGTTGTGATCGCAGCCCCAACTGCTACGTCCTGGTGCATCTCTTCGCTAAATGGGTCCATCCAATTGGGGAAAAATTCAGGGGAAATATATCCGAATCGCTTGTTAGCGAGTAATTTTTTGCCCCTGTCTGTCCATTCAGCCAGCGCATCCACCGAACCATCGTCGTTGACGCGCATGTCTGTGATCCAACCCACCGCGCCCGACAATTTCGTCTGGTGTTCAGCGTCGATGGGAAGGCGACGCTGATAAATACCTTTCTTGAAGTTCTCGACAAGGCGCTTGGCCTTCTCTAGCGTGAAGGACACTTTCCCATACTGCTTGTGTTTGAGCGTGCCCGGAATGGGAAGATACGGTATCCACTGTTCTGGCTGCACCTGATGCTCGATAAACAAACGCCATTCCTGTTTGTCCGTATACTCTTCTCCTTCCATTGCCGTATACAGTGCCTTCATGTGCGCTTCGGCCTCTTCACGGGTGGGATGGCACTCAACAATGCCGTCATCACTGTCCTTGACCACACAGTATTGACTGTCCTTGATTAAGATGTGCCAGGGCATAAAAAACCTTGTCAATTCATAAAAAAAGCGGCTTTGAGACATGGTTCGTCTCAAAGCCGCCAAAGAATTCGGTAGCAGTGCGATTCAGCGCTTTTTGGTCCGCTCAATCCCTAGAAATGATTCCAGGAATCCAAGTTGGGAATACAGATGCGCTCTCTTTTCGTGATAAGCCCTCTCCTCCGCCGCTATCTGCATCAGAAGAGACTGGCGCATTCCCAAAAACAATGTGCGCTCCTCACTGACTGTTATGGTAACGCAACTGTCAGTGTTTGTCAAGGGGACTCTGTTATTTTGGTCCATTTACGCCTTCTCCCTGCGTGTTACGCTGTTTTGTGGCCTCAAGGGAGGAACGCCCCACGTCCGCCATGCTGCCTTGCGCCTGTGTCGGCGCTGGACGCACAATCTTTCCTTCGGCCAACTCTGTGGACACAGGCATGTTGGCCTGGCGCAATAAATAGGCTTGTAGCTCTGCGTCTTCCAGATTGATTCCACTGCCAGCCATACGCACAAGGAATTGGCCCAACGCGTCCAGGTCAATCCGCTGCACGCTGCCGGGTTTCACGGAAGGCCAATACTTCTTCGACACCCCGTTGAGACGCATGAGACGGGGAATGGCGTGCTTGTTGATTACGGAGGCAATGCCAGCTACAATTGCGTCAATGCCTGTCCAGAAATTGTCCATCTTGATTTTGCCAACATTGAAACTGCCCGCGGATGTCTGGCCCATCATAATCACGTCCGCCAAGATGCTCATCAGTATTTCCTGATGGTTGCGAATGATGGTCTTTTCAATGTCATAACCCGCACCGGCATCGCTACGCATCAATTCCAACTCGTAATAACGATTGCCGTTTTCATCCCGATCCGATGGCAATATCACGCCCGCCTGTTCGTCGACGCGCAAATTGACGACAATCTCTTTCATGTCCGATAAAATTGATTGCTGGGAGGCCGTCGCGCTGGTGGAGAGTATCTGTGAAGGCACGCGCCCGACAGGAATGCCATTCAAACGCTCATAGAAAATGGCCTGCGTATTGGCCAGGTGCTTGGCTAAATAGTAACTCCGATAGGCCGCCCGCAAGAAGGAACGACCCTCCGGCGAGTTCTTGCGACTGCTCGTCCGAAACAAAAGCAGTTTTTCAATCGGAATCCGCACACTGCGCGCAGCATCCACGTAATAATCCTCTTGAACAGCGCCGCGTATGCCACCATGTTCGTCAAAATCCCACTCGCTAATCGTGTCCTGGGAACGTATCCCCCATTTGCGCCAGCCAATGCGACCATCGTCCTCCCGTCGCTTATACACAACCTCTGTCAGGGAAAAACCGTAGGCAAACATGCTCATAATCTCGGAAATGGTGTCCTCCCACGTGAAGGACATATCCCCCATGCACTCCCTGACAAAATCGGACCACTTGCGCGACGATTTGCTGCTGTCCGCTGGCTTGACACTCCACTCCACTCGCCGCACCTGCATCTCCACCAAAAATAACATGGCGTTGACCAACGGATAGTCCTGCATCTCGCGCACAACCGATAGCCAGCGAGAACCAGACAATTCATTCAAATACTCTTCATAAACGACGCCTCCTTGCTTCTTGAGACCCGTTGATCCTAATTCCCGCATTTCACTAGCCATTTATACACCTCCCGTGTTTCTAACCTCACCGCATCCATTCCAATGCCCTCGCATTCACTATCGACACCGGCAACCAATCAAATGACATCGGCGCTTTCCGACTCTTTACCCCATACCACGCAAATGCCGTACTCATTACACAATCATCATGCCTCACCCCCCGGAGCACTATACCGCCACCGCACCCCCCGCTAACTGCTTCATCCCAAAACTCCTCATCTCCCCCACCGCTATCCTCCCCACTTCATTCTCCTCACTCAATAACTTCAACCCCCCCCCCTCTATCGCCGCCTTCAATGAACTGATAATCACATCCTTCGATTTATTGCTCGTCTTGAACGCCACCACGCTCAAACCACGACTCCCTAACCGCTCCGACATGTGCATCCCTATCCCCGTCTCCTCCACCACCAATACACTCACCCCAAACCGCCTCCCTACTTCCATTATCCGCTCTTCCTGATACTCTAAACTCAATCGGTTGAAACGCTCTATGTAACATACCTCCCCCAATGTCACATCAATTACCGTCACAACCGTAAAGTCGTTCTGCCGCGCTATGTCCACCCCCCCTACATATACATGACCCTCCTTCCCCCTTACCTGCAATATACCCGTCGCCGCCTCACCCACCCCACTAAACACCTGCCCTATATCATCCACTATCTCCGCCAAATACTCCTGACGAAATATGATGTCCGGCGCATTCATCCGCACCGCATCTATCTCCTCTTTCCTTATGTACGGATTGTCATACGATGTCGCATGCCACGCCCTCCACCCCTCACCCATCTCCCCACTCTTACTCCTCCTCCATATCCGACTCCCCCAATTCTCCCCCTTCGGCACTCCCATGAATAACACCCACCCCCCATAATCCAATAACGTCCCCTGCAAATACTCTGTCCATACCTCCTCTGGCATTAATGTGAACTCGTCCACCACCGCCCCTCGTATCCCCGCACCCGCTAAACTCTCAGGATTCTCCGCCGTCCGCGCCCATATCTGCGACCCATTCGGCCACCTAATCTCAAAGTTGCTCTTGTTGATAAACTTGCCCGGCTTATATCCTAAACTTACCATCGCTTGCTTACTGTACCACTCTAATATGTCCCACGCCGTCTTCATCGACGCTGACTTCCAATTCAATCCCACCCACCAATATATCCCCGGCCTTCGCGCCGCATTGATCAATATCCGCTGCGCCGCCCCATGCGTCTTCCCACTCCGCCTACCCGCTAATATCACCCCACTCCCCTCCCACTCTATCATCTCCCGCTGCCACCGACTGTGCGGCACCGGCAACTCCACTACCTCCCCCTTCTTTACCCACTTCCTCCCCGCTGCCCTCTCTATCTCCCCAGGCTCTATCACCGATGCCCTGTCCACCATCATACACTTCCCCTTTCCTCTTGCCTCAACTCACACTTTCCTAAAGTATACACCCTCTACACCACCCTGTCTACGATACCCCCCAAAAAATATACCCACTTCTATAAAAATTGCCGAG